TTGTTCAATTTGTTGGAATAGGGTTGAGATTTGTTGAGGATTTAATTGTGCTTCTGCAATTACACGACCAGCCGATTCCCATAGCATCATGCTATTTTTATTTTTAGGAGTTAATCCCTCGTATAGATATGATGTAGTCTTTTTCATTATTTTGCCGCCATTGATGCTAGTAGTTGTCTGCGCAGTTCAGCACGTTCTTCTGGTGTTAATTTACTAATGTCAGGCAAACCTGCATCAGCTTGTTGTGTATCACCAGTAAATATATCACCTTTGTCTGCTGTAGTTGGTGGCTGATTGCGTGTGCCAGCTGACTGTTGCGAATTAGCTGATTGCTGTTGCGCTTTAATTTTATCTATAATCGCTTTATCTTTGGGATTTTTAGGATCTAATTTTTGACCATTTATAGTAATTGGTTCGTCAGCTTGGGTAGGTTGCTGTGCCGCTGTTGGATTTTCTTCCGGTGCAGCGTTTTGTTGTTGATTTTGTGCAGGTTGTTGATTTTTTGCTGGACGTGGTTTACGTTGTGTAGGTTGACGTTTAGGTTGTGGTTGTGCAGTAGGTTGGCCTATTGTTTTATTAGCAAGATAATTACCTACTTCTTTTTGTATCCACGCATTCATTTGAGCTGGATTTACGTTTTCCGGAGCCGCATTAGTTGGGGCTGTACCAGAAAATTGTGTAAACCAATTTTGTATATCTTCAGGAGTAGCTGTGCGTCCTGCCGCCTTCAAATTCTGTGCAACTTGTTGCCAGCTTTGTAGTGCTTTAGTTGATACTGATTTAATTAAATCTTGTTGCTTGTTAGCAGCACCTTGAGCTTGCCATCCTGCCTTGGTTCCGGCCCACCCACCTGCTCCACCACCTGCAACTGCACCTTTAACCGCCGCGCCTACTTGTTTAAATTTATCAAACAAACCTTCATTGGTTATTTCATTAATCTTCACTTTTTAATTTCCTTATACCACGAGAGAATTTTGCAGGATCTTGTCCTTTAATGGCATTAAGGAAACGACGTTCTAGTTCACCGGCTGTGTCAGCATCATAATTCTCTCGAATTTGATTTATGAGATTAATTGCTCCGGTAATGATGTTGTTAGCGCGACTTTCTAACAAACTATCTTTGTCTTTATGCGACAATAGTTCGTCAAGTTCTGAAAGCAGGCTACGAGTGCGTTTCTGCAAAATCTTACTCCAATTTAGTATATTTATCCTAAGATTATTTTTAAGATCACAGTGATGTTAATGTTGTTTCGAACGTATCTAACTGTTTATGTAGTGCAGAATTATTATACATAAAGTTAAGTTTATTGTGATTTGTTATACTTATTAACTCAGACTGATATTTTTGCCAATCAAATGATTTTAACGAATTAATCAATTCTAATATAGCATTTATTCGTTCTCGAGTATCAACTATAGAATCGTATTCTTCCGACCACAAGGTATTAAATGTTTTAAATCCTAGGTCGCGTAATTTTGCACAATATCCCGGACCGGCAACTAATACAAATGGCATACCGGCTATTATAGGTTTTAATGTTTTTTCTGTTAAATGAAATTCATCAGAATATCCAAAATTTGTCTCAACTACTAAATTAAAATAGCTAGTGTTATATAAATTTATAGGAATAGAATCAGATATACTAAGTTGTTCAGAGGTTGAAATTGATTTATAAGAATCGTAATTACTAAAATCATATGCAATATCTAATTCTCTTGAATCATTCCCATATTGTAAACCAGCATAATTTAATATATATTCAGTATCTACTATATTTTTAGTCAGTGATGCTACTAACATATCTCTAGCTTCTCTTCTAAATCCTATCAGTGAACAAAATAAATTAGATTTAGGAATAGTGTAATCATATGTTGTATTTGCAAAGAAATTAATATTAATAGACATGGTTAAAATAAATTTATTGTTTAACCAAAAATAATTCCAATATAATGGAACATAATCAATATCGATCTTGTATTTGTCAATATCCCACCACCCGTTAGATAGAATAATATATTTTTTATCTTTAGGTAATTTCCGAAACTGTGATATAGAATTAATACCTTCGCTGATATTGTCTATGCCAATAATTGGCGATGGTGAATTAATTATGTTATTAACATCAGAAAATATAGAAAAACACGGTATACCAGATATATCGTTTACAATATCAAGTGAAGTGTTGGGGGATTTTAAATATATTCTTTGATATTCTTTATGCGATCGATACTGTTCTAAAACTGTTTTAAAATAGGTAAAGTTAGTATTTAATTTTATCATTCTGCGTTCTTAAGCGCACTCAGCATGGATTTTAATTTTGAACTATCTACTGCGGCAGTAATTTTACCTGTTTCACCTGAGGTATTGACTGTGCTGCCTGTTTTAATACTGTTTAAGATATTAGACATAGGACCGCGACCACCTGTGTCATCATCGCTGGCTCCGCTGTCTGTGATACGCATGGTGTCAATGTCATAGTCTAGATCAATCTTTTGACCTACACCAGTTGAACTACGTGACTTCATACACTGTATCTGATAACGACCACGCTCACGCATAGCACGTGACGTAAAGATACCAAACACATTATCTGCTGTGTTGATCTTACTTAATCCACCTGCGATATGACTGTGATCGAATTCAATTTCTTCAACCGCACCACGGTTAAGCTGACTAGCTGTGACAAATAGCACACCTAGTTCTTTAGCCAAGTTACGCAGTTCTTCTGATACATATTTGTCTTTGACAAACAGGTCATTTGGACTAACCTTAGCACTCACAGGCATAACCAAGTCCAAATAGTCTACCATAACAAAGTCAATCTTCTTACCTGTTTGGATTTGATATTCTTTTAAATATGCTCTGATGTCATTGACATTTGACTGTGCTGGAAATCCTTTGATCTGATAGTTACCAGCTTTCTTACTAACCAGACGCACCTTCATTGTGGTTGTGTCAATGTCTTTGCGAATGTCTTTGGTGCCCATGCCAGTTAACATAGCGTCTGTTCTAAGTGCGCAAAGTTCTTCGCTCAACTCTAAACTTACATACACACCACTCAGGCCTGCTTGTAACCAACTCAAAGCCAAGTTCATCATGACCAAACTCTTACCTGAGCCAGAACCGCCAGCAAATATATTCAATTCACCGCGACTAAATCCGCCATATAAGAGTTTATCCATTTGTGGCCAACCAGTAGATACCTGTCCACCACTGTTGTAATACTTTTCAATACGTGCTTTAGGATCATAGAAATAATCTGTGCCCATGTCTTTGGTTAAACTAATCTGCACTGCATCTTTGATTAGTTTTTCTACAGGATTATAGTCACCCTTTTCCAGCATGTCTGCGGCTTTGAGAATAGCACGTTCAAGTTCTTGACGTTTAGTAAAGCCTTCGAACTCTGTCATAAACCAATTATAGTGGTCTTCTGTCAGATCTGGTACGTGTTTTAGTTCTGTTCCTGTAACAGCTTTGACCTGTTCAATAGTAGGCAGGGTCTTGTGATTGTCGCTGTGTTCTTTGATAAACTTTGCTACTTCTCTTAAACTACGATCAAAGTTTTCTGGATTATAGATATTCTGCACACGCACATAGCTCTGTGCATCCTGCAACATCATTTCAATAAAAAGTTTTTGTAAATCTGGTGAATAGTCTTTTGTGCTCATATTATTAATTATACAGTTTCTTTTTCATAAGTTCAATCTTGAGTTTGCTCGACTCTTTAGCATTTAAAATAGCCTTGAGCACAAACAACTTACCATATTTTACCACTGCTTCATTGACATCTTTGCAGGTTTCTTGCCAAACTGGAAAGCTGGCTGACCAACCATATTCTATTGCTTTTTCTAATAGTTTAGCACCAGCTCGGTCTCTGTCAGCGACCACAATAACTTCCTTGCCTAACGCATCAATAATGTCTGCTTGCTGTTCACTGCATTCATTACCTAAGACTGCTACACCATCAATCGACATAGCGTCAAAAGGACCTTCGCATACAATAACAAACTTACTCTCTGGTCTTTGATTGTTTGTGTTAAACACAAAATTTGGTTCATAACTGCTATAGTATTTGGGCTTAACATCATCTACAAAGGCACGGCTTGTGTAGCCAATGGTCTTGCCCTCCCAGATCATAGGAATGATCACACGTTGATCTAACTTGTGTTCTAGACTGTCTGTCCAATAGAAATTATAAAGGTCTGTGTTAATTTTACGAGCTTTAACATAATCAACTGCTGAATTTAGTAATGGCGGAACATTACGTAAATCATCAAGCAAATGAAATGAGAGCAGTGCTTGAAAACTAACAGCACCCTCCGGAAGTTCACGGATTTTGAACTCTACACGTTCTTCTTCAAGTTTGACTTCTTCTGGGTTAACTAGTTCACGGATACGAATAGCTTCGATTACTAGGCGGTTAACATCGTTGTCGCTGGCTCCTAACCAGGTTAATAGCTTACGAAACTTAAATGTTAAATGACGACCGGGTTGGTAACTGGCTTTGAAATTACAGTTAAAACAATGATAGCTAACACTACCATCTTGATTGGCTGTTAATCCACCGCGACCACGGGTATCTGCACTTTCACCGTTGTGCTGACAGCATGGTGCATTAAAACTAGTCCAACCAGTGGGAGTTGTTTTGCGTTTTGCAGGTAAGATTGTTTTAACAAAGTCAGAAATGATATTCAGCATATAGTTATTATATACTAAATTCTAGTTTTAGTCAATTAAAATGATTACATTTTCACAATACTAATATAACCAGCGGTGTTGTTGTAGAATCCTAGGCTGGTAATAGGTGAGCCGTTAAATGTGCCGCTTAAATCAAATTGACCATCACTGGTTGCCACTGATGCCGCATTACTGTCAATGTAACTACCACCGCCACCACCGGAATCAATGTTAGTTGCTGAAGCA